TTTTTTTTTTTTTTTTTTAAAATTATCCTAATTCCGAAATTTTGCCGTAGTCGTTAGATTATGTCAAAAAGCTGATAGCTTAAAAGCCTCCTTCTAGTGAGATTTCTTTTAAGCGTCTTTTCGAACCATAGTGCTCGTACTACTCTGTTTCGGTCTAAACTGAAATTTTCTGAAAAATTTAGACTAATAGCCATACAAAAGGAGATTTTACTGTCTCCTAATGCACATCTAGTTTGCGACTTCTTTAGTTATACCTTGAAGTTGCGGAGTGCCTATCATCCAACCAAAGGTGAAGTCATCATTCCCGGCACGTGCTACAATCTGTTGGGTACCAACATTTGTGTAATACATGAGGGATGAATCGTATCCTTTGTCTGATGTTGAAGCGATAGGAATTTTGCGGTACTGAGAGTAGAAGGGAACTTCTACTTCATGTACTGGGTTAATTACTGGGTATGTAATATGAGATGGTCCGTCGGTGTTAATTTCGTCGGCTGTGTAGTTACGGGGAATTAGAAAACTCCTCACATAACAGGTTTGTGATTGTTTTAGGGGGGTCGTGTTAAAGAATTTATATCGTCTACCTCCTCGATAAAATCTATAAAGAAAAGAAAGATAAGACATATAGTCTCGGCCTTCAGCATCTGCGGTGTTTGTTAGGTCTGTGATCGGTGTCTTGGTGTTTGCTGCCAAACTCCAGTTATCATTTATTGTTCGGAATGTGCGAAGTAAGGGTCTTAAATTTACTATCTGTTCGCCACATCCCCTCATGAGAGCCTCATTATTCATTCGTTCTGGGTCGCCTGAGTCAAAGAAAGAGATTGTGTTTTCGTCAGTCTTGTTACTTAAATTAATTTGCATTGAAACATCAATCTGTTTAACTAGGTCTCTAGCTACTGCAGGTGGATTGTACACTTGAGTCGGTCCTGAGGTGAGTGGTTTAGGTTCTACTACTACTACGTCTTCTGCCCATTTCCATACAACTATAGATACTTTCTGCGATACCGTATCAGGTGCCATGAGTTTAGTAATTGGCCTTATGCACAAGAATCCGGTGAAGGATTCATCAAAGTTCCAATTATCCTCATCATGCGCACCGTAGATGCCAACGGTCTTCATAAACATCTTATTCGAAACATATGGTACTTTGATCGTAACCTCAGTATCATTTGTTAAGTCTAATATATACTTATAGTTGTTATCGGATGGAGCTATTGTTCCGTTCAATTGTGTCTGATCTGGTCCTAAGTTATCTGCGGTTCTTACCGTGGGAATACTTCCTGGTTCAAAGAAGATTTCCAACCTGCCTGTGTGAAAAGCTGTCTTTACTACCGTAATACGATAGCACATAGTTGCACGCCAATATGAGAAAAGATTTGCAACATATTCACACGGTGCTGGGTCCATCACTTCGGTTTTTGACGTCGAAGTGGCGCCTTTAACTGCTCTAATAGTCTTAGAGTAGCAAGGCATTCCCACTGGTATTACACCGCCCCAATCATCTCCGTTACTTATCGGGTTTTGAACCACATCTGTCGTACTCCAGGTGAGGACATGTTTTATAGCTGGATTGCCACAAACATATCCAATAGCCATTTCGTCTACGGCAGATGGAAATACATCTCGCAAGTCTCCTAATTCGTTATTGGGGTCATAAGCAAGTGGTACACTCATGTCAATGCCTTTATATAGGGAATATCCCCATCCAGGCACATTCTGATAAGGCATCACTTGATTCTGATTTCGGGGTTTGGACCACCCGAATATGGCTGCTACACCTCCTACAATATCAGCAAACCATTTAACTGCAGCAGTTACCGGCTTTGCAATTTCACCTAGCACTGGAATGCGCTCGATGCCATTTGCAGCTGTCTTAACTCCTGAAGCCACTTCGGAAATTGGTCCAATTTTTGGGTTTTCGGATGTTGGTTTTGTTGATTTTGATTTGTTAGGTGTTGCGATTTGCATAGAAACTTGTTTCACACTTGGATTGTATTGTTCAAGAACTCCCATGATATATTTATATCCTGAAGGGTTCTTAGACTTAGCAATCTTAAGTGCTTCTTTGAGTTTATCAGAATCGGAATTCTGAACTATGCGGGTTAGAGTTTGTCCGGTTGGAAGATTTGGATTCAATCTATATGTGGGGATAACGAGAGATATGTTATCTAACCACATATAGACTGAAAGGTCTACTTTTGAATTCGCTGATTCAGCTGAAGGTCCCAAAACCGGTGCAATTGTAAAAAGGTACAACTGCACAAAATCTTCATTCCCACTAACTAAATCATATGCTTCTTGAAAAGATGCATATGGAATAGTCATCTCAACTGAATTGTCTAATTGGAAATCTAGTTCGACTCCCGGATAACCTGTAACACCTGCACGGGAAGTATAAATAATTCTACGTTCAGGTGCTACTTTGTCGTCATAAGGTGAATATGCTAGGTATAACCTACCAGCAATGAATGGATTAGCATTCAATACAATTTTCACTTGTACATCACATCGCAAATATTTAAAGTTGGCAAGCTTTTGGGCTTTTCCACCAGCTTTCAACACTGTTGATGGTAATGTCCATTGTTTAATGTATTTTTGCGGGTTTGTTCTATCTAGCACATATCTACTGAGTGCTGTGTTGTTATCGGCAGTTGTTCCTGCAACAATCTCAATGTTGTCAATGAGAACGGGGCGTTGTAGAAACTGAATAATACTGTGCGTATCATCCATGCTCCTAGCCGATGAAGTATCCTGAGCCATGGGGGTATCGATCCTATTTGGAGTTTCCACATCATGAAAGGTGGTGATTTGTTCCTTCTCAATGGCATTCTCCGCTGAGGTCGACGCGAGTTTCGTGTTATGTACATTGGTAGAATCGTTTTCTTGGTTATCAGCAGGTATGGTATTTCGAAACGCCGGATATATTACTATCCGACTGCTATAGCTACCCGATATAGCGGTTTCTATCCAATAGAGGATTCACTGGGGCTGCCAGCTAGGCTCCTCACCCTAAATAGGGCACCTAGACCACTGTTTCAAGCCTTACATTCAAGTTTATTGGAAATTTCCTCAAATGATGGGTAACCATGAAACAGTGCATCTCAAGTATTATATTTACATATAATACTCGAGATACCGCTCCTGAGCATATCCACGATAAGTGTTTATGTCCAGGTGATCTCCTGTAGCCTTTGCATAAGCTTTGTCAATTACTTTTGACCACTTATCAAAGACTTCCTCTTCATGCATAGAAAGTTCCATTATTGCATTTTCACAGTTCAATTTTGTACCTTCTTGAATATCGAGTCCTCCTCGACACCAATTAGGCATTTCAAGAATCGTGTCCATACACAATGGAGCTTCCCAAACTTTCCGTTGATTGTCATATCTAAACTTACGTTTAAGATATTGCACGTCCTGTATTGATCGCCAATTTGGTACCTCGCCTCTAACTCCCTTGAGCTCATCTGTATAAGTGAATCCAAGTGTTGAAAAAGCCTCTGCAATAGTAGACATGTTATACCATGCACTAACTTCATCACTGAAGTTAATTACATTATCATCTCCATAAGAGACGAGGGAAACATGTTTACTAAAATCTCTCATCGTCATTTTAACCGCTGCTTTAGTAGCACAAATTGAGAAACACATTCTCAATCCCATGCTATTAATGAAACAGTTAAGGGGTGTTGTTGCGGGGTTTCCTGAAGGTTGGCTATGAGTCATCATGTATACTGAATCATTACAGACATGTACAGAATTGTACACATCCATCAATAGAACATGACGTATCAAAGCATTTTCCGGTCCGTCATCGTAAAACTCATTAGCTAAATCTGCAAATTTTTCCATAATGCAAACGTTTAGTGATCCATCAAAAGTTGAAAAATCACCAGCAATTACTTTATTTCCAAATTTGGTTAATTTCCTAACAGTTTTACTCCAGTCTTGTGAGTAAACATTCGTTCCAATAGACACTTCATTCGTAATTCGATTTTCCATCAAATGAGCTATAAAGCCCAAATAATACATTCGAAACGCAATTGAGAAGTCCATTGGTCCATTTGAGAATACTCGTGTTTTCAATTGATTAACTTTTTCAATAGGTCGACGTTCATCTTTCAATGTGTCGACCCACATCACAGGTAATCGTTTTCCTTCACGAGCTGCTTGTAGTCGTCGTTGTACGGCTAATTCGACATCTTCGTTGAGAATAAATTCTCCATCAGTACCAAACCAGCCTTGTTTTCCTTTAGTTCCTTTCACTCTATCCTTTATCCAAGGATATCCTGGGGAGCTACTCCTATTAATTGAAGAAATGTATTCACTTACTTCAGAGCCACAAATGGCTTCTTCATAAGTGAGAACCTTTTTCAATTCATCTCGCATACCTTTTAACCAAACGGATTTAGTTAACTGATATGCTTCCTCGATCATGTCCTTGTCGATATAAGGTGTATCCATAGCACATTTCATTAAATTTCTGTGTTTCATATTTATAACTTCACCATCTACTCTTACATTACGTAAGTAAGCTGGTTTAGTCTTAATATCAGAAATCATTCCATGTACTAAGGAAGGCCTAATATCTGTTTTGCCTGGTTCAAATAGGGGTTCGGGAAGTCGTCCTACTGGTATCATCTTAAGGGCTGGAAGATCACAAAAAGTGAGAGCTTCCGGTCCAAATTCGACTCCAGCAGGAATTTTGGGTTCGGTTCTAGAAAAATCTAATGAAGAATCTAAATCCAATTGGATTTGCATCGTAACATCTATTTTACTAAATGTACGCTCCAAATCTTTTTGGGTTATAGATTCTGCATAAGCTCGACCACATGCTGCACCAGCAACATGTATACCAGCTATCTTTCTAGTAACCTGTGTTTCATTGATGATTAGTGGGGCTCCACAATCACCATCAATTGTCGGCATCGTATATTCTAATCCTTGTCGCAATATATATTGTCCTTTCTTAACATCATTTAGCGTATAAGTTTTATCACATGCCTCTACTTTATCACATTCAATAAGGGAAGACATAAATCTTTCCAATTTTTGAGAGTAACGCAATACAGGTAATGTGACCTCACATCGCTTAAACTTTGACATTGATTCAGCAGTTTGAAAGTGCTTTACAATGTCAGAGTGTTGACATACGAACTTAGGGAACGCTAATAACGCTGCTTCCTTGGATTCACCAAGAGCATTCTCAACTGTTATCTTCTTAACTTCTTTCCATGGTACTCTAAATACCACATCAAAAAGATTTCTGATTTCAATTGTATCATGCTCTGCAATGAATCCAGTCAAATGTCCGGGTACTAACATCACATTTGAACGAATAAATAATCCGTTCAAAAGTGGTGTTACTGTGTCGTCGTCATTTACTAAACAAATTTTATACAGATTTGTTAAAATTCGGTTAGTGATCAATTTCTGCGCCACCTGATCTCTCCACATTTGCATAGAGACATCAACTGTATCATATCCAGTTCCTTCAACATATTTTGTTGTTGGTCTTTTCAGTGTTACAGTATCAGAACTTGCAAATGCTTCAATCATTCGTTGTGTGTTTTTAGCTAAAGTAACACAATCAGCAGATGTCTGAGCTTCTATAACAACTGGTCGTGGTTGTTTAAGAGTCATATTATCTCCTGATGTTTGTGCCTCAATAACTATCGGAGTCCTGTTTTTATAAGTAGCCAAATCAGCAGAAGCAAAAGCTTCTACTTTTGGTGTATTTACAAGTGATTCCGGGTCTTCTTCAAAGAAACGATTCATCTCACCACACACCAATTCAATATATTTATTTTCATAAGTAAAGAATCGGTTCTTGGTAATTAAAATCGTTTTATCAAAGAGTTTCGAGTGGTTATCAATAATACTCAAAATGAATTTAGTCACCCTAGGTACAATGACAACACGATGTCTGGGTTTAAGTAAGGCCGCCAGATGATCTTCAACATCTCCAACACGCATGTTGGATACGTCTAATGTTTCATCCAACTGCCAAAACTTATTGAGGTCTCGATGTGGTATGACAAGAGTCACACCAGTATTGACAAAATGTCGTTTTGTAGCTTGTGGTTTCTTCTTTTCTCCACTGCAAAGCCATTTCCAAAATCCTACTACGGTAAGAATACCTAATAGGGTTCCTAAAATGGCCATTGCTGTGGTCCAAGGGTGTTCCTGCACATATTTGACAGTTTCTTCAATCCAAGTCTTGCAAATTGCAAGACCTGCATCCAAAACTTTCTTCAAATATGATACGCCACTTGCGACTTTCTGGTAATACTTCATTTCCTTAATTCGTTGCATTTGTTCATCATAGTCTAATGGGGCAAGATCAAAAGCGAGTTTTGATATCTTCACTACTTGTTGTTTGCAATCATAAACAACACCGGTACATGAATCAATCATCTCTCGCAATCTATCTTGTTCAATGAGAACAAGGTCATCATTAGGAGCATCAATTTGCATCTGTACTTCTAATGTGTCCTTGAACTCATCATCGTCATATTCAGGTTCAGGATGGATAAAAGTATCTCTACTTCTGTCTTTGCGTTGTTCAGCATAATTCATAAGAAATTCATTGAGTTTGGCAGACTCATCTCGACACGTCTTGGTTTTCTCCAAGCACATATCTAAAAAGTCTTCATATTCAATGTCAGTCTTATATTTTTCTCCGGTCTCTGCATTCACTAAGTCAACCAAATATGGTTTCGTTGAGTGAATATCTCCTGTCAACTTCTGCACCTTTTCACGATCTAATCGCTTAACCATGCATCCCTTCTGCTTAGAATAACCTTCCTTCGTATATTCTTCCTTATTGCGCACTTCAGCACACAGATCTACTCTGCGTCTGAAAGCATCAGGAAAAGTAAGCGAATTTACAGATTGTTCAAAAACATTGGATGTCATGATTATCACTTTCGACGTAAACTTCGTCTTTCTCTTATCTTCCAAATGGGCCATGTGTAGAGGATAGGGGGCGATATTGGCAGTACGTATCAATTCCATGAATTCTGGGTTTGGGTTAGCTGTTGAATCTCTCATTTGTCCAAAATCATCGTAAACTACGATATTTTGTCCTTGATAATTATCCCAAAATTCCTGTTCTACATTTCTCATGTAGATATTCTTGGAAAAGTTACGCATCTCCGTCACATCATCTAATAAACTATTATTTAAATCTACTGCTAAGGGCCATGTCATACCTGACTTACCACGTCCACTCTCACCATATAGCCAAATGACTACAGGTTGAGTCCGTGGTTTGTTTCCAAAGGCGCCAGAGGTGTCTACTGCTTTGAAAACTTCAGTCAAATATCTCATGTGGGTATTAAAACTAATTGTCAATTTTGATGGGAGTTTCATATCAGAAATATTACGAGCAATGTCCAATCCTTGCTTGTAGAGGTTCTCTACACGCTGAATTTCGTGGACATCTTTCATTATTTCTTCAACAATACTTTTTCCATCAAAATCTCCGTCTAATTTAATCTTATGTCCTACTAGAGCTCTCACTTCATCGCACCAGGCCTTATAGCCTTGTACTAAAAGTTGAAGCTCTGCCTCTTGTTTTAAACCTAAAGTATGAACGCCAAAATGTTCCAACATAGTTGAAATGGAATTATTCAAAACAGAATTAAGATCAGAAACGCCTTTCGCAGCACGTCCTAGATCTCCAATCCTTTTTATCATTGCTTCCATTCCAGTTTTTGTGGGAAGAGTTCTGGTGAAAATAACACTTAATACTAAAAATATAGCACTAACAATAACATTGGGTTGTAAAAGAGTTGTGTAATCTGGCATATCAATTTGCATTTTAACTTGAATAATGGGATTATCCACGTCTAATGCTTGCTTACCAAATGTTAACAACTCCTTTATTTTATCAATATTAATCTTAACACTGCCTACATACTTCTTAATTAATCTAAATACTTCTACTGCTAAAGAAGCTAACTTCATTGAAGCTTTCGCAAAACTTACTTGTAACAAAGCACTAATGATATCAATACAGACATCAATAATGCTAATAGTTCCAAATAACTTTTGTTCACACTTCGCATAAGTCCTTCTAAAGCCTGCTAACGTTTCTTCTAATTGTGGTATAAGATTATCCATTATATGATTAGATTTATCCAGAGTATCATTGAATTTATATGCAGTTGACTTAATAATATCCTTTTCTTCTTGAAAATTAAAAAGTCCCTGCATAGAAACATCAATAACATCTTTCAATTTCTTGGGTTTTGTCTGGTGGGAACGAAATTCTTCTCTTATTACTTTATCAATATGTTGTTGCATTTTGATTTCTTCATAAGATTTAGAAATTCGTTTGCGTCGTTGTCGTCGTTGGCATTGTTCTTTGTAAGAAATATCAGTGGGTCCAGGATTCAATTCTATATCTCCGGCTAAGAGATTTAATACTGACTCCCAAGTTCCACATTTATATAACTTATTCAAAAATCCAATGCGATATAATTCATACCAAAAATGTTTTGATACATAAATGGTAGGAAATTCTGGCATTCCTCTCCAATTCATTGGTACTGGTACAAAATCAAGATATTTAAGCAATAATGTAAACCAAACTTGTTCAAATTCGGCCGACATTAGTGCATCATATAAATTTTCATGATATTCACAATTCAGATCCCAATAAGTTATGTCCTTCATTCGTTTATCTTCATCATAAATTGATAGAGTAAACCCTATACAATTTATGTCTTCATGTAACATGTGAAAAGCGTATTGGTCAATATAAACCATCTTTAAAATTTGTTGGCGACACAAGTCATCAAGTGAAAAGAATTCACTTGGTGGCATACTAATCACCTTCATACTTGAAAGATAGGTTAAAGTTGCTGGTTGTTTTGTCATCTTGTTATTTTGTTGAGTTGAAGAAAACATGTTTTGGCGAAATCGTCCGGCTCCATTACCACTGCTCCGACACAGGAATGAAAAGATTACAAGTTAACTGCGACCTTACTGTGATGTCCACTGAGACTCACAGATACTTTATATAGAAATATAGAGGTTAATAATCGAAATACTTGTCTTCAGCATTATTAACATATTTAAATTCTATTAAGTATAGGTACTAATCTTTTCAAATTCTAACTCCTAAAGGAGGAATTCTCAGGTAATGTATTTATCAGAATTTAAAGCCTCACGTCTTTAAATAGAGCTATCTCGTCCCTCATTCTTTTCACGGAAATATTGGGAGACTACTAGACTTCATCTAAGATAGTTACTTAAAGGTTCGTAATCCAGTTGTATTTATGTAGTTTAGACAGTTACATGAGCTGTTTATCATTATAATCAAATCATAGAATTAAAGGCTAAAATGGTTTCGTCGACTAAAATTCGTGTTCGTTATAAGTTGCTGAATTATTCTACAGCTCGAGTCGGTAGCTTATATTCTCCACTCCATACGGGGGAATGACGCCCCTCTGGTTACTACCGAGCGCCACATGTGAGTTCATTGTTGCATGAACGAAGCGTCAAAATTGTACGTA